TTTTTTGATAGGGGCTTTAATTGCTGGAGGCGGAATATAAGGAGCAATATAGGCAAAACCCAAATCAGCAAATGCTATATCTTCACCTCCTGCACGAAAAACCATTACATCAACAATTGGTGTTGACACACCTGCATTTCCCGTTATTTTGTCAACTAACTCCACCACCAAAAGATTTCGATCCAAAGCCACTGTCGTGTAATCCCAGTAACGATTGTAAAAGAAGGGTACAGTAATAGAGCAATCTGTATCACCTGAAATCTCAACTATTCTCGTGAACAAATCTCCCTTTGTTCCCAACACTGTTGATGTATCATACTGAAGAGTAATTCGCACCCTAGTTTTTGAAAAACTCGGTGCTATGAACTTAAAGTGGTATTTTATTGATCCTCGCCACCGTTTACAAGCTCGTGATATATATGATAAGTAATCAAACTGGTGTGCTGCGTAGGAGCTTGAATCAACTTCTGCCGGGTGGCAAACAAGAACAAATGAAGTTGAAGGTACTGTCCCCTCATGCAACTCTGCCACATGATGCAGCATTGGTATCTGTGCTATAGATGATATTGACGAATGTGAAGTGAACTGTTTTCCAAACATTTTATTGTTTGCCAACCGAGATGTTGGATATTGAGACAAACGCTGACTAAAATCCAAGCCCGTAGTTTGTGTGAAATCACGAAGCGATTTATGTATCATCACATGTCCTGCTGATGAAGACGTTGGTTTATCAAACAATCCCGTGGCTCCTCCTATTGATTTCACCACATTCATTCCCATCCCAACTAAATCAAGGATAGGTGATATTGGTCCTGCCGAAGCAGATGATGTCATCACTCCTGAAGTCGTTTTTACCATATCTTCTATATCTATTGGCTGTGATGTTTTTGGAGCTACTCCCGTTGAAGATTGGTGTTGAATACGTTTCTTTTTCGTTGAGGCTACTGGCAAAGGTCCTGCCAGATGCGGATTCAAAAATTTTGCAAAAACAGTTATAGTAAAATCTCCCGCCGCACTAAGATCACGAAAAGGCGTAGCCAACAAACACAAAACTGACCCTATCATAGATTTTGTTGTATTGTCCGTATTATAAAATTGATCATAGTAAGGAAAAGGAGCACTCCAATTCATCGTCAAAGTTGCTTGTTGTTGAGTTGAAAAGGACAAAGTAACAGGCTGAAAAGCCGATAATCGATATATGTCTTCTTGCGCTGAGAGAGGCGTAGCCAAATGAATACCTGGCATTGTACCTATCATCAAAGCACCTTGATGATAAACTGACGGAGTTAGACGAAAATCTATCTGAACACCTGCTTTAAAATACCGATACATTTCAACTACGCGAGCTATAGCATCAATCTGAAAAAGAGCATCTGGAAAATTAAGAATCAATTCCGTGAACGATCCAGACATATCAATTGTTGCTATTTCATATTCTTTTGAAAGAATCTGGTGAGGTGTCTGATCAGGAAAAGGGTCAATCAATTGCATTTGCTCTCCATTTACTGACGTATTCGGATTTGTTGTTGGTTCTTCTTGCGTTGTTTTGGGTGCAACATCTTCGAAAGTTAAATTGGTCTCACACTGTTGCAACCCTTTCGAAATGGTTGTGAGATCTTTTGTTTCTGCCGTAGCAGCTGTTACATTGGTTGATTGTGCCATCCAATTTATCAAGAAGGGTACACGGATGCTTGTCCCTTCAAATGCTATAGAGTACTGTAGCGCCGTGACATTCCCTAACCCGTAGGCCTCATAAAGGGAAGCATTAATCGAATCACTATCCTCCTCTCCCATGTTTTTATCCGTGGGGAGGAACTTGAGCAGTTTAATGACATGCTCAGGTCCATAGATACAAAATTCTACAAACCAATCACCCAGGCGTGGAAAAGATCCACGTACGAGTAATCACAGTATGAATCCAACTGTTTAAAAAACGGTTGGAGTTTTGTTTTCATACTCTCAAAATATTGTTGGCCATGATAGGCTGATTCTATCAGGGCTGTTCTAAAATTAATAAGTTGTTGTTCTTTCGGAGGATTATCTCCATGCTTGTACCACAAACACATCGATTCTATTGTGCGCTTTTCCAGTGCTGGCAACACATAAGAATCAACCACATTAAAACGACGTTTCAAATACACCGTGTCTTCATGTGTATCAAATTCCTTGATTTCCGGAGACTTATCAGGAGAAGTCGTGTTCCAGTTGCACCATTTCTTACGATAACTCGCAATCGTCTTACCGTTCCACAACTCCTGAACTAGAGGATCTACTGAACATGTGTTATCATCTCCGGTTACTGTCAAATCACACATCTGGTCAAACTCGAAAGCACATACTGATGTTACCTCAAGATCAAAAAGAGACCGAGTTACAACAGAATTTACAATTGAATTAAGCCATGAAGTAGCCAGTGTTCC